TCAAAGGCATCAGCATTTAAAGTTGCGATACCAGTTGCCTGTTGAATACGAAATAAATCTCCTACTCTAAAGTCACCATTTTGATCTGTTGAAGAAAAGTAAACACGGCCTCCAGTTATTTCATCAACTTCATCTGCTTGGTCGGCAATTTGAGAAGGTGTTCCTGGATAATTTGTATCAGCAAAACCTCCAGTTCCTATATCTAAGAAATCGTGTCCTGTTAAACGAATGTTTGAAAAATTCTTTGTTACATTTCCTACTTCATTGTTATCTATAGGGCCTGTGGCAGTTGTTATGTATGCTGTTAATCTAACTGTAGCTGTTCTGTTAGTTGTATTTTCTTCTGATACGGCACTCACACGATAATATGTATCGTTGCCGGCAAATTTAATATTTGCTCCTACAGTAATTAATCCAGTAGAAGAAAGAGTTGTTGTTCCTGATTTAACAGAAATAAGTGGCCCAACTTGGCCTTTTTGTGCAACTGTAGTAGAATCACTAGCTCCAAATGTAGCATCTAAATTTACTGTAAAGGTAGATGAGTTTTCAGCTGTAATTCTTATTGTTTCACTTTTTTGAAAATTGCCTGTTCTGTTTTTAATGTGTAAATAATCTAAAGCTGTATTGTATCTAAAGAATGTAGCAGTGGCACCTGATGTAAGTCCTAAAACTGTAGCAGTACCAGAACCATTTGTTGCAATAGAAGAAGTTAAAGTGCTTTCAGTTGCAGCACCACCAAAACTTGTAGGAGCATATTGTAACATTTCTCCATTACCTTGAACACCTACCGGCGTTTCAGCAGCTAATGTGCCATCTGCTTCAGCACCTTTTTCTCCATAAGCAGAAGAACAGTTTAATCCTCGTATAAAACCTCCTTCAGTAGCATAATAAGATTTAGCACAATAATATGTAAACACAGAAACCATTTCACCTCTACCACCACCAAGAGCGTGAACACCAATACCGTCTGAGTTAATTTGTGTAAAGTCATTTCCTAAAATAGATTTGTTACCACTTGAATGTAATAAACCATCTATTTGAATACCTGTAGCATTGTCATTTACAGAAGAACAATTTTGTATATAAGGTGATGTTGTTGTAATAGGTCCTTCAGGATCTAATGAAACAACAGCAGCTCGGCCAGTCGCTCCTGCAACAGGAGTTCCTGATAATCCTTTCATTGACATTTGAACAATGTTTGTCTGATTGTTCACTAAGAACATATTAGCAGCAGTATTTAATTCTAAAGAATCAATTTGAATTGTTAATGTTCCTGAACCACCAGCGCCAATAGACCCAGCTATTAGTGTAGCTAAATTTCCTGTGGCATATCCATAACCGCCGTGATAAATGGCCACAGCAGAAACAACACCACCTGCAATTGTTACATTGACTACTAGACCAGCACCTGAACCTGATGACGTTGTAGGATGTTTATATTTGTAAGTACCATTTGTTGCGCCTGCAATTGTTGAACTAAAAGAAATAGTTTTTACTTGTGTAGAATTTCCTGTAGCAGGCCTTATTTCAGTACCTCTTAAACTTTCTCCTTGTAGTGTAACGCCTGATTTAACTCTTAATGGTAAAGTTTCTCTATAAACACCGTTTTTAATAAAAACAACATCACCAATTGAAACTGAAACTACCGTAATTGTAATTGTTGTGTTACCGCCTAATTGAGAACCAGCATTTGAAAAACTTATAACATTACCTACTGCGTGTCCAGAACCGCCATTTATAATTGTAACTGAAGGTGTGGATGAATCACCAAGTATGACAACTCTTGCTCTTGTTCCTGTTCCTGAACCTGTTGTACTTGTTTGTGTAATATCATAAGTTCCTGCAACACCGCCTGTACCACCTGTTACAGTGCTAAAAGTTAAAACATCTCCTGAAGTTGCTTCTGATAGTGCTTTTGAAATTGTGAGATAAGGTAAAAATTGTGTACCTGGATTTGAATCTGAACCTGTATTTGCTACGTAAATAACGTTAGCGCCTTCAGCATTTGACCAAACTGGTTCTGTACCTGATGTTGTTAAAACTGAACCTGAAATTCCTATTGGTAATCTAGTTGCTTGCGAAGCATCTTGGTATAATAAATCTCCTCTTGTAGTCAATACGGCACCTGTATCTCCTTGTGCAAGTAATTGCCAAACTGTTGCATCTGTTCCCGGAGTTACATTTAATTGACGGTCTTTTAATTGTACATAAGATGAAGAAACATATCTAACAACATCACCTATATTATATGTTGTAACAGACGAATAAGTTGATCTGTAATTAAATCCTGTAGTTACTAAATTCCAATAAGAAGAATTTACAGCACCTGTAGCTTGTACAGCAGGATATTGTCCTGAATGATTTGCATTGGCAACATAAGAGTTACCTCCGTAATTTACAAAATCTCCTGTTTTGTAAGTTGTGGCAAAATTATATGTACCAGTAGGTTTAAAACCTGTTGTAACAATGTCCCAAAACGAGTTATCAGTAGGTGTATTTCCTGAACTTGGTGTAGCATTTACATAAACATAAACATATCCACCATAACTTACAACATCACCATCTTGATATGTTGTGCCTGCATTGTATGAATCTTCCCATTGTAGGCCTTCTGTAAATACTTGCCAGTTTGAACCAATTGCAAAAGAACCTGCTGATGTGTGTTGTAATATACAACGATACTGATAAGCACCGTATTTAACTAAATCATTTAATTTATAAAATGTAGAACCTACCCAATCACCTTTAAAGAAAAGGCCTTCTGTGTGTAGTGAATATTTTGAAGCAGATAAATCTGTATAGAAGTTTGCAATAGTAGATTGTGATGTATGATTTTCAGTAACAACATATGTATTACCACCATACTTAACTATGTCGTCTATCAAGTAGGCCGTAGATACAGCCCAATCGCCTCGCCATTTAAATTTTAGTCTACCTAATACGAAATCTGCCATAGTCCTCTATATTTATCCTAGATAATTATAAGTCGTTGAATTAACAGGATATAAACTTTCAAAAGTTGAAAAGTTATCACTTACCGCTGTTAATGCAGCTCTCTTATTTTCTATTTTTTTTAGTTTTCCATTACTGTCTAATCTATAATAAGCATCACCTACCTCAAAACGATATTGTTGAAAAGTATCATTACTATCATTTTTATATTCTTTTTTAATTCTTTTTACTGCTATTACAGCAGAACTAATAGGTGCTGTTACAAAAGTCAATGTTACACCTGAAACTGTATAATCTGTTGTTATCGTTTGTCTTATACCATTTACAAAAACGGCCAAACGATCACCCATACCTGCACCATATGACCTTGCTAATGTATATGCAGTTTGAGAACCTGTGCCTGTAAAATTTTGATCTTCACCACTTATATATCTTTCAACGGCCGTAACGTAATCATCATCATTTACTAATTCAGTTGTGCCGCCATCATTTGAAAATGTACCAACATTTTTATCTCTTTTTTGATACCACAAAGCACCTTGTGTTGTTCTTCTTAAAGCGTGCCAAGTTTCTCTATTTTTATCTTGGCCTTTACCAATAGAATTTACAATATGTCTATTTAAAATACTCATTATGCTATCTCCAATATACTAGCAACGGCTTCTACATCAGGTGATGTTGAGTCTAAATTTATTGCTGCTATAATTCTGATTTTATCATTGGCTTCTAAATTAATAGGTTTATCTAAAACTAAAGTATTGTTTACATCAATCTCTAAAGATTTTCCTATATGTCTAAATGTTGTACCGCCATCTATTGTAATTTTTACATCAACGTTGGCCACATTTGTAGAACTTAAATTTGAAATATATAAAGCGTGTATTACGGCAGCTGTTGCTGAAGGACAAGTATATAAATCATTAGAGCTATTATCGGAAGTTCCAACATCTAGTCCAGCATTTTTAAATGTACTTGCCATATTTTATATCCTATGATCCAAAAACAATACCATATGCTATAGCATCTCCGTCCATAGCAACAGTACCACTTTGATTTGGTAAAGTTATTACTCTATCTACTGTAGGTTCTGCAACTGTTAATGTAGTTTCAAAAGCATTTTCAACATTTCCTTCAAATACTAAATCTGCACCATTTAATACAATATCATTTGTAGTCGTAGCACCAATATTTGTAACACCTTGAAGTGTAACTGCACCAGCACCACCAACTTCTTTTACTACGTTACCAGAAGTTTTAGTGTAAAATTTACCGTCAGTTATATTGAGTGCTATTTCACCAACTTCTAATTGACCTGTTGTAGGTATTGAAGCTGCTACTTCTGAACGTTTTGGTTTTAATACAGTTGTCATAATAAATTATTTTTTAAATATATTTTTTAATCTATCAATATAATTGTAATTTCTTCTATCTTCTTTTTTACTTAAACTATAACCAATCAAAAATGATACGGCCATAACTGTAAGTATTGCTATAATATGCCAAGCTAAAAATGCCATTAATATGTTCCTCCGTCTATTGTAGTGATTGCTACTGAACCACTTGTAACTAAAAAGTTTGCAGTAGGGAAAAAGGCAACACCTGCGTTTGCTGAAGTTGCTAATTCTCCTGATATTGTTATTCTATTTTGTGATACTGTTGTGTTAATTCCTTCTCCTGCTAAAAATTCTAAAGTATCTTCTAAGAAAACCTGTCCTATTGTAGAAGATTCATCCGCTAATCTTATAAATGGATTTGCAAGTTTGCTTCTTGTAATAGAACCTGCTAACATAGCATTTGTAATACCTAATGCTTTTACATTTAAAGCATCAGTAGTAATTTCTATTGAACTATTATCTACAGCTACATCTAATTGATTGCCTGATTTTGTTAAAGCAGCACCTGCTGTAATTTGTCCTGCACCAGAAAATTGAGAAACAGGTAAATTTGTTGTGCCTATTGTTGGTGCACCGTTGTGTGTAAATACATAACCGTTATCACCATTTAATGTACCTTGTTCTACGAATACAAATACTCCGCCAGATAAATCGCTTGAAGTATCGGCATCAATGGCTCTTGTGAAAACTGTAGATGATGTTCTTGTATAGATACCATTTTCAAAAGCATTTGTTTGGTTTTTAACTAAAATTCTATCACCATTAACAAGTGTGTATCCATCTAAAGTTGTAACAGCAGAACCAAAAGTTAATGTAGCGCCTACGCCTGCGGTGCCGTTTGAATACGTTGCTGATAAATTTGTAGTTGTAGCTGCTTCAACAGAATTTTTAACATCTAAACCTTGTGATACTGAATCTACGTATGCTTTGTTTGCTAAAGAGTTATCTGTAAATCCTGCTCTGTCTTTATATCCTGAAGGAACTGTAACTGTTCCTGTTGAGTGAGGAGATAATTCAATATTTTTATTTGAAGCCGTTGTTGAGATTGTTTGGCCATTAATTGTAATGTCATCTACTACTAAAGAAGTTAATCCTGCAATATCAGTTGTTGTTGCACCTAAAGTTAATGTTGAACTACCTAATGTGATTGTAGAATTTGCTAATTTTACATTTGTAACACCTGCGTTTGTTAATTGTGTTGTACCTATTGATTCATTAATAATACTAAAATCTACTCTATTGTTTAAAACACCAACTGCTGTTGCAATTTGGGAACTACCATTGAAATCTAAAGTTTCGTTTGTATTAAATGTATCTGTGCCAGTATCGCCTGTAATTGTAAAACTAGAATAAATTGTATCAAAAGATAATCCGCCATTACCATCTGTTTTTAAAAATTGTCCAGGTGTTCCATCATCTGGTGGTAAAGTTAATGTGTAACTTGCAGCTAAAGTATTCGGAGCTTTAATTATAATATTATCAGTACCGTTATTAGTACCTTCATTTAATTTAATTCCTCCACCAACTGTTGTACTATTTCCTACAATAATTTCATCTACTGCTTTATTTGCATCAGTGATAATAGCTGAACTAGCAGTTAAAACTCCTGGTTGATGATCTAAAGCGTTTGTAAAATACTTACCGCCAATGACTTCTTGCGTTGTCGCATCGCCGTTACCATCAACTGGCCCAACACCAATAAAGAGTTTATCTCCTAATGTGTTATAAGCACCTGCAGCGTATGAATACGAAAGCTCTCCGATTTTGGCTGTAGCTGGTTTACCTAAACCACTGGACGTTTTTATTTTAATTATAGTTGCCATTTATTAATATTCTCCACCGTTAAGTGTTAAATTTCCTGTAGTTGTAATGATGTTTGTTCTTGTAACAAACTTTTGATCGCTTGATCTGTATTGTAATAAAGAGCCGTCAATTAAGCCTTCAGTTGTTGTATCTACATCGCCTAATAATTTTAATTGTAATGAGCTGTTTTGTAATGTGGC